GATTCCTTCCCCCGCCGTCTGCTGCCAGGCCTCGGGCAGACCAACAAACTTCTGGCTCCAGTCGATGGTCTCGCTCAGCGGCGTTGTCACCGCTTGCATGACCAGGTCGGGAGGCAGCCGATAGACGGGCTCTTTGCGCATGGGGAGCACCTCAAAAGAATGTCGAGCAGCAGGACGGGAGGAAGGAAGTGACGTTATTCGCGAACGCGGTTGATGATGTCGATGATGAGCCGGATGATTTCCATGAGCTGGAAAGGATCCAGCCCCTGGGCTTCCACCATGACGATCTCATCGGTGGTGAAGGCACCGATCGACAGAGCTTCGACCTGGCCAAGGTTAGCGCGAGCCAGGTAACGATCCACGAGGTCGACGATGATTTGCTTGACCTGCGGATTGTTCTGCACGTAGCTCACCAGTGCATCGTCGATCACCGTTTCGGTCTTGGCGGCCAGCTTCTTGGCCAGGGCGAGGGCAGCATCGACCCTGGCGGCGGTGCTCGGTGCCCGGATGATGGCCAGCACATCGCCCACGAGTACAAGAATCGGTTCGAACAAATCGGTCTCCTTCTGTAAGAGCCAGGCGGGCCCCGTGTGGGGCCTGCCGATGATTTGGTTTGACAGTCACTCAGCGGTGGATTGTCAGGCTGGCGAATGGCACGCGCAACCGGATGGACGGCCGCTGCTCGACTACCAGTACATTGGCCCTTGACGTGTAGTGGGCGCTGCGAACGCGAACGACGGCCAACGGTTGCACCGGCAGCGAGTAGGACTGAATCGCCAGGGAGCCATACCAACCGCCATACACGCTTGCACCAGCCCCGCAGTGGCCAGAACTACCCAGCACCAGCGCCGTCGAGCCGTAGTCACAGGCCTGCACACAGGGACTTGCAAAGAGCAAGGCAACCAGGACCAGAACCGCACCAAGACACTTCATCGATCACCCCTTTCATTTCTGAGCGGCAGGAACTAGCCCTGCCATCACCTTGGAAAAGTCGTCGTAACTGAGCTTGTTGCTGCCGGGAGGCATTTGTTTGCTGGCCAGCACCGAGATCAGCCGCCCGGTGTCCTCCGGCGACAGGCTCGCCAGGGATGGGCCATTAAAGAGCGTGAAGTCCTTCCTGGCGTTGGGAGCGCTGTGGCAAGAGGCACAGTGCTGCCGGAGCACCGCGGCATGAGGCGGTTCCTGGCCGAGGGCTCCAGCTTGATTGCTCATCCGTTCGACCGCCTGGCGCAATAGCCGGACTTCTTCGAGCAGCGACAGCGAGTCGGCCGAGGTGGCCTGATAGCCGAGACTGTAGAGCGGGATTGCGAATACCTGAACTTCGTGGTGGTTCTGGCTGTGGCCGCTGTAGGTCGACAGCGTTCCGCTCGGGCACGACGAGCCGCTCGCCAGCGCCGGCAGCAGGATCGCAAAGCAAACTGCGAACATCAGCAGGAACTTTCGCATGGTGCACCTTTCGAATAACGTCAACGAGAACCGGATAGACCTCGTGATATTGCACGCGGGGAATGCGCTTGCCGACGAGGAACAGGCCAAGCACGCTATCGAGCTGGCCCGTGCCCCTGGCGTAGTCTTGCAGAGCTTGAAGGAGCGTCTTCTCGTCGCAGCCCAGGAAAATCGCCGCTTCAGCAGCCGTGGCGCCGGCGTCATACTGTTCGAAAATCGTGGCGATCTGTTTGGCCCAGAGATCGGCGTCCACGCCCGTAGCCGTCATCACGGCGTCCGCATGTTTGAGTCGGTCGAGTCCCAGCGCCTGTTTGAAGCTGCGGAAATACAGGCGGTAGATGTCCTGGAGTTTCTCGTAATCGGGCGAGGTCAGCGGCACCTTGGCAAACAGCGTGCGAAAGTGCTGCTCAAAGTCAATGATGCCGCGCGAGCCGGAAAACCCCTTGTTGTAATGGCAGCGCAGACACGACAGGTTGACGTGAATGCGGCCGTCGTTCGAGGGTGAGGTCTTGTCGGGTCCGATGAAGTCCGGAGCACTGTCTTGCCGTTTGCCGGCGGCATCGGCCAGGAACCAGCACCACATACCATTGGGCAAAAAGCCAAAGATTTCCTCGGCGTCATGCTTGAAGCTGTCATCCAGGATCCGCAGCGGGTTCTTGTCGGCCACTGCCAGCTTGGCGTCGAAGGTGATGTACTTCCGCGCCTCGACCGCCGGAAAGATGCCGATCCGCCGAGGTTGCTGGCTGACGCCACTGAACGCCACCGCTTCCAGATATTCGCTGCGGCGAGCATCCTTGAAGACTTGAGCGTTGAAGCCGACGAGCTTGTCGAAGTCGGCTCGATCCCTGAGCGCCAGAAAATCGTAATAGCCGGGTTGGCGATCGGCAGCGATGGCGGTCTGCCAGACGAACCAGCGTGCACTGACAACCGGCACCACGCGCTTGACGGTAAAGCTGCCCGCATCGTATCGTTTGCCGTCATCGGGCCAGATGCCACCGGGCCAAACGATGGTGATTTCCAGCCGTCTGGGATAGTACGGGTCGGCCGCGACCAGTTGCTTGACGACCTTGAAGTCCCAGGCGTACTTGCTGAAGTCGAGGCGGATGACACTCAAGTCCTTGGTGACGAGCTGCGGGAAGCTGATAAATGCATCCCGCGATAGCCCGTTGATGTGCCCTGACAATGTCTTGATGAAGGCAGGTCGGTCGTTTTCTGCTACATCGCCCAGCCACAGGTAGACCGCAAACAACTGCTCCGCCGGTGTCCGTCTTGTCAGGTCGAAAGCGGCGACGTTGTAGGCGTCATCGAGTCCGGCCTGTGCTTGTCCGCCGATGGCCCACAAGATGAGAGCACACAGGGCGACATAGCAATGACGATGGTTGTACTTCGCAATCGCTGCCACACGTCGTCCTCATCTTCTGCGGAAATGATCCTTGGCACCGTCGAGTAGCCGGTCGACCCGCTCGAAGGCGCTGGTGTTTCGCGCCAGGGCATCGGTGTTTCTGTCCAGCGCTTCGGCGACCTTGTCGGTAATCGCCTCGGTACGCGCCAGCATGTCCATCTGAAAGCCGTGATAGTTGTTGCTGAGATGCTGCAGCGCCTTCTGCCGCTCCTCGTCGAGCTTGGCTCCCGCGTCACGTTCCCGAGCAAGGTGGCTCAGGAACCACCAGACGATGGTTGCCAGGACCACCAGCGAAGGCACTTGCTTGGCCACTTCGGTCAACAGGGCATCCATCGAATCTCCGTTAGGTCACGACCAACCAGGACGGCGGGTTGGCCGCATAGGTGGGTTTCACCGTGACGCTCACCGTGATGGCTTCTTCGAGCGGCTCATTACGGCTGAAGTTGGTCACGGCGAAAGTAGCCCGCAGCCCCTGTGAGCCGGCCGTGAGGATGTCGCCGTCCATGGCCGCCAGCTCGATGCCAGTGTGATTCAAAAAGGCATCGCGGATGGCCGTGAAGTCGTCGTCGGCCGAGTCCCAGACCATCTCGAACTCGATGGAGGCATCCTTGAGCGTGGCGACCGTGGCCCGCCAGCGGCCATTGCCGCGCGTGGTGGCATCGGCCTCCCCGGCTTCCAGGTTCAACGTCACATCCTTGACGTTCTTGATTTCGTTCCAGGTCGGCGCGGCGTAATTGCCCGTGTTCCGGAACAGCTTTGCGTCCAGGCCCAAGCGGATGCCCATGGCAATGGCTCCTCGTTACTCACGCACCGAATCTTTCCAGAGCGCTGGCAGTTTGGCCTTCTCCTGGTCGAATGCCGGCCCCATGAACGGCCGCGCCTCATAGTGCATGCGCTTTGGGCGGCCGCGTCTGGTCTTGCCCATGGCGGTGCCCCCGTGCTCCAACAGTTTTGGGGCTTCGGAGTCCTCACGTAGGAGCACCGGACCGATTACGACCGTCTTGGCGGCCAGGTCGTAAGCGAAGTAGATCAACTTCTTCAGCAGACCAACGTGGGAATACGGAGGTTGCCCGGGCGGACTGGTCCCCCTGCGCTTGCGAAGCGAAGTCTGGGCCCGCGTGCGGACGAAGGCGCCGAAACGCGACAGGACTTTGCGGGCAGCGCGGTCGACGGCGCGTAACACCTTGCCACGGTCGAAAAATCCTTCCTTGGCGCCATCCAGATTCATTCCGAACATGAAGTCCCCTATCGCCAGATCCGAAACGTCATCGTCAAAACGCTGGTGAACTGACGAAGCTCGGCCAGATGTTCCGGTGCGTAGATCGGCTCATTCTTGATCTCGACGCACTTACAGTTGGCGATGCCTGGGAGCGGCGTCTTGCGCAGAAAGTCGGCGATTTCTTCAACCAGCACCATGAGGGCATCGAGCGAGCCCTGGCTCACATCGGTTCGCTGCTGCACGGCCACATCGATCTGGTAATCGAATGTGTTGTGGTTGCGGTCGAAGGCGCGGCTCGCCAGTCCTCGTGGCACGACGCTGACGCGCAGGTTGTCCATTTCATCGAGACTGAACCTTGGCACATAATGCCGCTGCGCCGTGACCGGCTTGCTGAAAGTGCCGGCGTTCAGAGCGGCGACAACGGCGTCTGCAACAGTGAGGATCGTGGCCACTACTCGGTTCCGACCTGCTTGGTGTGAATTCGCAGCAGCTTGCGAAACGGATCGGACCACAGCCAGGGTGGTTCACCGGCCGAACCCATGACTTCGTAGATAAACGTCCTGGTCCCGACCGTTTCGTGGATGCGGTCCCCTTGTTGAGGCAATACCTGTTCGCCCGCTAGGACCAGGTCAATGGCCTGGATAAAGAAGTCGCGATCGGTTGGTTCCATCCGCACACTGCCGAGACCATCGTCAAGCTTGAGGCGCGTCTGGCCGACGGTGGCCAGCACAGGAACCTGTTCGCTGCCGCGGCGGTAGACCACGGGGCAGGAAGTATGCGCCTTGAGCTGGTCAGCAAGCCAGGCGAAAGCAGTCTCGAGCAAATCGGGCATGGTCGTTAACTCAGCCGGACGCGGACCGTGGCGTCGCTGTCGCCGGCCGCCTTGATACTTTTGCCGAGCAGCTTGTTGCCGGTGCTGACCGTGGTGGCCTGGTTGGCGGCATCGTCCCAGTAGACCAGAGCGCCGGCGCTGATCGCCGTGCCGACGCCGGTTGCCTTGGCTACGTCAAAGACGCCGCGAAGAGCGAGGGAGCCAGTGGTGTTGGCTGTGATGGCTTGCTTGGCGACGCCGACCAATTCGCCCTGGACCACCACCGTGCCCACTGCAATGTCGGCCGGCGGCGTGTAGTCCACCGAACAACCGTCATGAACAAAAACCGCTTGCGCCATGGTCTCGTCTCCTGGTTGAAATGAGCTCCGTGCGCTCGTCGTCTGCGTGCTTGCAGGGCTTACACCTCACCCTTGGCCTTGAGGCCGCCGCGATGGTCCTGAAGGGCACAACCGAAGTCGTGATAGCCGCGCAGTTGTACGCCGAGCACGTTGAAATCTGCCTCGGCCGTCTCGATGGTCGGTGATTCCTGGCCATTCAAGAAGGCGACTTCGATGACCGGTAGATCGTTGGGGTCGGCGAGCAAGTACCAGGCCTTCGAGGAGAAGCCGGTGTACTTGTTGTTGCTCAGGTAGCGGCTGACCTCGACGCGGAACTTGCCCTGGTGTGGGTTGGCGACCGGGAATTTCGTGTTCGCCGTGGTGTCGCGCAGTTCCAGCGATTTGAAGAGTTGCGAAGCAATCGCCGACAGCGCCGTGGGCACCAGCAACAGGGACGGCATGATGCCAATGGGCTTGCCGTCGCCATCGACCTGGTCCATGAAAGCCACTTCGCCGGCGGTCAAGCCGTCGATGCCGAGTGCCGTGGCTGCGCCCGTGATGTAGTTGTTGTTGCCGGCAGTGAAGAAAGCGCCGTTGTTGAGGAACGTGGTCCAGAAGACGTCGTTGATCTTCAGCCCCGAGCCGCGGCCCAGCTTGCGTGGCACCGTGGTGATCGCTCCCAGATCGTCGTTGATGATGTCACGGCGGTCGATGCTCAGCATCAGGCCATAAGTGTCGGCCTTGTTGGTGTACTTCTCTTCGCCGAGCGTGCCATGCTTGATCTCGCCGCCGGGCGCCACCAGCTCGTACTGGTCCTTGCCGACGAGCCGGTAGCTGGTCACGGTCTTGAAGTCGCTGACGTTGCGGACGGCGCAGACGTTCCGCCAGGTCCGCTCAACGCTGAAGAAGCCGTCCAGCAAGAACTTGTTGGCGACGTTGGAGAGGATGCCGCCGACATCGATGGATGAAAAACCGGCCTCGATGCCGCGGGCGAAGGCAAAACGCAGGACGGCGCGGTGATCGCGGAAGTTTCGACCGGAATAGCCGTTGGCCCAGGCCGCTTCGAGAAGGAGTTCCTGCAGGCCAATGCTGCCGCGAAAGCGCTTAGACGCCAGGTCCAGGGTTTGGGCATCGTAATGCTGTTCGAGATGGTCGAGTCGGGCCGACATCAAGCAGGCCGCTTCGAGCACGGCGCCGGTAAGGGAATGATCGGCGGCGTGCAGGTGGAGCGACCGCGGCCGATTGGCACGCAAGACTTCCAGCTCGCAACGCGTCGCGTCCCAGCCCTCCTGAATCGCCTGGACCTCGATGGCCGGAAAGCGGCCGCCACAAAGCCGTCGAATGGAAGCGATTCGATTGGTCTCTGCCGCGGCCTGGGACCGAATCGTTTCCGCCGTTTCCGGGGACGGTGGCGTGGTCGATTGCTGACCCGCAGGCACCGGTTCATTCGCCGGTGAATCCGTGTCATTGTCGTGATTCATATCTGCCGCTCCCGAACTGTTGGCTGCCACGGTGGCCCGTGTCTGGTCGTCCGCGCCGAGGTCAACAAAGCTGATTTCACCGAGGGTGGCCTTGCGAACGACATGCGCCGGACCGGAGAACTGCCGGCCGTTGACGAGCACGGTCTGGTTCTCCTTGACCAGTTCGAACTCCTCCACGCTCGCACCTACCGACGCCTGCCAGGGAAAACCATTCTTCGCGGAAACGACCACCTCGCGTGCCGCGGACGTGTCGCGCGAGATGACGCCGGTCGCCACCAGCTGGCCCTCCTCAAGGCGAATCGCGTCGGTGTGCCCGACACCGGACAGCGGATCATGACCGAAGCGGATGGGCCGAGCCTGTGACGGGATCGACAAGCCCGCCAGATCGAGGACGACCGGGTGACGCCAGCCGGCGATTCGCATGGGCGTGCCGGTATAGGCCACCATGCGAAACCTTGGCAGGGTTGGACCGGCGCTATTCTCCGTCGCCACCAGATCGAGCGTGGCCGTGGCGGCCAGGGTCAGGACCTCTGGCACACCAGCCTCAGGCTGCGCTTGCGGTTTCGGCTTCGTCGTTTTGGTCATCGTTCTCCTCGGGTGTGGGCTGCATACCCAACGATTGCGGCAATCCCAGTTCGTTCATGAGCGCCAGCTCCTTGGCGCGCTGGCGTAGTTGCGTTTCCCAGTCGAGGCCGCGGCGGGCGTACTCGTCGGCGAGCGTGGTCGTGTGGTTTGTCAGTCGCATGCCTTGCGCCCGTGCCTCCTTGGCAGGATCGACGTGTTCCTGGCCGTCCCAGAACCACTGGTGATTGGACTCGCCCAAGGGGCCAAGATCCGCGGGCAAGAAACCGGGAATCAACACCGCCTCGTCGAACCAGGCAGACAGGATCCGGTCCAGGACAACGCATTCCAGGTGTGCTTGCTCGACGCGAATGGCCTTGAAGTAGGTCTGATGATCGAGGCGGCCGGAGGCGTAGTTGTAACCGGAGCTGTTGCCGGCCGCGACGTTGAACGGCATGTTCAGGCAGCGGGCGATCTCGTTGAGAATCTCACGCTTGAACTCGGCATAGGTCGTGGCCGGCTGCTCGGCCTGAAGCTGGCTCATCTTCCAGCCGCCCGGCATGGTCACCAGCGCCCGCGATTCGAGTTCGATGGGCTCGAACGGTTCGGCAGCGTCTGCTTCACCGCCCGCGGGCGCGTCGGTGTAAAGGATGCCGGCAAAGCTCGCGGCAGTTTCCGCAGCCGCGATCACCGCCAGGGTGTAGCGGCGCAGTTGTGCAAACAGCGGAAGTGCTGGCGTGATGTCCGGGATACCGCGCACTTGCCCGGGACGGTCGGCACGAAACCAGTGGATGACGGAGGCGGCGGGCAGGCGGTCGTAGTCAAGGAACATTGGCGCCACGCTATCGCCTGGATGCTCCTTGAGAATGTGATATTCGATGGGATTGCCGGCGGAGTCGAAGACAATGCCATCAACGGCGTTGCCAGGCGATGCGGTCAGGTCGGGAGTCATGACCTGGTCGGCTTCGACCAGCCGCAAATCGAGTTGCACCGAAGTGGACAGCTTGGGATTGCTGGTGAGTATGGCGAACGCCTCGCCATCCTGGGCCCGCGCCATGCGCATGGTGCGGAGCTTCTCGGCCAGGCCGATGGCTTTGGCCCAGGCGGCAAAAGCCTGTTCGATGATGCGGTTGGCCTCGGCGCTGCCAGTGAGCATTTGCAACCGCGGCCCGGAGCCGACGACGTCATGAGCCAGCGTGAGGACGATTCCTCGTCCGTAGGCATTGTTGGCGACCTCGTAGCGGGCGCGGTTGCGAAGGGTTCGTCGAACCGCGGCGTTATTCGCGGCAATGGGGCTGCTGCCGTCGGCGTTGGCCCAGTGCCGACGGTTGTCTTCGTTGGTGGCGGCAGCGTCATAGCGACCGCGAACGTTCCTGGGATCGAAGGCTGGAGTGCGGAGGTGCAGCCGTTTCGGCTTTCGCCCCCTCCGAGCAAGCAATGATCTGAACCAGGTCAGCATTACCACTTCTCCAGCCTTCGCCCCGGGAATCGTCGTGGAGCCGCGGCACCTCGAGGTGAGCGAACTTCGCGACAAGAACTGATTGATCGATGTCAGGCCGCCCCCGGCGGCACAAACTTGTTGAAACGCAGACCGCGATCTTTTTTCCGCGTCGCCTCGTCGGAACGCAGCACGCGATGGACTTCAAGCTGCTCGGGAAGCGGATGCTGTTCGACGCTGCCGGCGTCCCCCTCGACCTTCGCAGGCCCCTCGGCGTTCTTGCGGATGGCTTCTTGGAGGTCGTCGGCCATATTCGTTTCCGTTGGGTTTTTTAGCGCAGCTGACGTCAAGCAGCTGTGATCAGAAATCGCGCCGAAAAGCGCAAGTCTTTACCAGTGCGGGCGAAACGATCTTCGCAGTTACTCGCCGCGTAGCGGATATTGGCTTTGAAGCGTTTGTACACTAAGATGGCTTTTAGCCTGGCTACGCTGCACTCGACCGGCGCAATTGGATCTAGGCGAGGAGGGAATCCTTTAGTCAAAGTGTCGAGGATCGCCCCCTTCTTCTTGAGTGCCTGCAGATGGCCGACGACTCCCTGAGTCGAACGCCAACCGAAGGCCCTGGCAATCTCCCGAATGGTTGGAGACAAACCGCGCTCATCAATCATAGGCGTTACCCCTTAGCGTTTTGACCAAGCGATCGGCCCGAAGCATTCAATTGCCGGACGGACCCACCACACGGCTGCGAAAGGCGATTTCGAAACATCGTCAAGCTCGCGCGGGGCACTGGAGCGAGGCGGATCTCGAACTCTGCGCACACTTGGAACGGAATGATCCGTTGAATCTCGCTGGTTAGGTTCGCACGGTTCGCAAATTGTGGCCCTCTATTATTAACCTTTCCAATCCGGCCCCAATTTGACGCAAGAAAATCGAAAAGACTCGGAAATTCCGTCGCGCGGGTCTGGTCCGGCGCGCTGAACGGCCACAACCTATTGCTTCTGCACACGGCAAGGGCTGTTGCCACCAATGAACATGGCTATTTCACACAAGCATTCTTTTTGGGGGATCGAAATGAGTACGTACCGACTTCGCCGTTTTTCCTACCCGGATACTCTGCGGGCGATTGCGCCCGAGCGCTTGCGTGCTTTTCTGCAGCCGTATGCCAGTTACCTGTCGAACCGCGGTGTGTCTTTGTCAGCGAACCCTGGCGCCCTGGACTTCGACCGTCTGGCGGCGATCTTCTTGCTTCCCGACAGCAGCACGCCGGCTGAACTCATCGACGCGCTTTCCCTGGTCGATGAGATGTCGAGTCTGGAAAGTATGGACGCCTTGCTTGAAGAAGCCAGCCGCTGCGGTCTCAAGCTCGATCTGGGCGGCGTACTCTCGCCGGCGGACGTGGCATTGCAGATCTGGACGCGCAACCGCGCCTTGCTGGAACGTCTCCATGCCCAGCAACTGGTGATCAAGGCCAGGTCCTACGAGTCGTATCACACGGACCAAAAGTTGCCGAAGCTGGCAAAACCAGCGCCCACACAATTGCGTGCCCTGGAACAATCCTTGAGTGCCTGGTTCGAAGAGCGAAATCGCGGCCGCGCCATTCGCATCCTGACCTACGAACAGGACGATGCCCTGTGGTTTTTGGTCGGGCACGGAGAACCTTTCAAACGCGAGGAGTGCTTCAATGGCGATCAGCCCTCGTGCGTCTGCTATCGACCGCTCAAGTACGACGTGATCGTCTATCATCGTTCGATCGGTGAACTGCAAATCAATGCCCGGAGCAAGACGCTCAAGAACCTCTACCGGAAACTGATCGGTCAGCATATTTTCAGCAACGACAATTTCTTCCCCGGAACGGCCAAGTTTTCGCTCGAACCGTTGCGTCAACAGGGCCGGGATGCTTTGAACTGTCTGGATGTCGACGGAATGGAATGGGTGCGCCTGCGGGAAGTGCGTTTGTTCTGGGGTGGCGATCAGAGCGTGCTGACCATTCGCAGGGCCGACGATCTGTTCGAAGCCTGGAAGGTCACCAACAAAAGTATCCCTGCGGCGCCACGCCTCGTGGGCGCCGTTTTTCAGGTTAAGTTCGCCGATGCCCGCAAGCCACGTTCGGTGATCATTCAGCCCAGCAACATTGCCAGATATACGCGCGATGCGGACAGTGCACTCGTCGAACGCTGGCTGGGGCGGCGCGGCTTTCTAATCTCCACGGCAAGGCACGCACATGAACCGGCTCCAACTGCTATGGTCGGCACTTGAGTCGCTATCCGGCGCGGCGGCCGTTGCCAGCGAGTGGCGCAGGCTGTGCGGTTCCGAGTTCGGTTTTGTCCAACAGTACCTGATTCCCGGAGACCGCGTAGCCTGCACATTCCCGCGACCGGACGGCGGCTATCCGCCTTACACGATTGTTGAACATGGGCCGAACGACATCATTGGTGTCTGTCCGGAAAACTCGTGCGACCAAGTTGCGCTGACGAGAGCCGACCTGGTCGTCTATCGTCTGAATGCCAGGAAGTTGGGACGCGCACTGGCCCTGGCGCTGCAGCTTGCGCCGATGGAGCAGGAAATCGACACCCGCTTGCCAATGACTTACCAGATCGGTCAATATCGGCCAGCCGCCGGTTTTGCCTTTCCGGCATTCTTGTCGATCCAGCTCGACCACGCTCACTTTGCCCGTGTCGTCCAGGGGCTCGTTAGCTTCCATGGCGGATCATTTTTGCTGCTGGCGCCGACTGAGCGTCATTGTGATCCACTTACGAAACAGCTTCTGGAGCGACAAAAGTGCTGTTTGTTGCCGCTGCGTGATGCGGTGGCATCCTCTAGTGAGGCATTTCAAGCGACGCCCGAAGGGATGATGCAGTTGATGAACTTTCGGGCGTGCGTCTTGCCATCTGACGGCAAGGCCAATGGCGTGGTGTTCTTTCCAACGCCCGCGGACGTCCGCTGGTGTGATTTGCAGATCCGCTTTATCGATGGTCACACGGTGTCGATCAAGATCGGCGCTGCGGCCGGTTTGTTCCACTATGTGCAGATGGGCATGGCGGATGGGCGGAGCGCCCGTCCCACCAAACAGTGGGAACTGCTGCGCGCGTTCGCCAGGAATTACGGGATCCTCACCTGGAAAAGTCCCGATGCGGATCGTCGCAATCAGAAACGCCGCGAATACCTGGCCAGGGATTTGAAAGCCTTCTTCCGGATCGATGGCGACCCCATCGAACTGACGTCGGATGGCAAAGGTTGGCGAACCGTTTTTGCCGTTGAACCGGACGCGTAATCTCGCGCCATCCAAGCGACGATTTCACCAGCCGTCGATTTCTCGATCCGCATTTCTTGCTGAAACCAGATTTCTTGACGGCTGATTCCAGACCGCATCTTCTTCGCAAGTCGCCAGTTGCACTCCTCGGTCGGCACAACCTCGACGCCCTTTCCCTTTCGTTGATCGATTTCTCGCCAATCCGGGCGACGGGTCTGGCGAGGTCGCTTGCTGAACGCTCTACGGCCAAACATCATTGCTCGCCGGACCTGCGGCCGTGGAGGCCACAGGAGTCTCGAATGGTTGACAACAATCAGCAACCGGGGATCGACCGTTTTGTCCGCGGAATCATTCATCGCAAGGTCAGGATGCTCATTGGCCGCGCCGGCTTCCGGGAACATGAGCGCCAGGACCTGGAGCAGGAACTTGTATTGCGGTTGCTACAAAGCATTCCACTGTTCGATGCCAAGCAGGCGCACTGGAACGTCTTCGTTACGACGGTAATCGAACGCGCGGTGGCGCAGATACTGCGCGACCGCCGAGCGGCCAAGCGCAATGGTGGCGATCAAGTCGGCTCGCTGGACACATTTTTGGAGACCGAAGACGAGGGCGAAGTTCGGGTGCTGTTGCCAATCATCGAAGATCAAAGCACTCTCCACGAACGCGCCGACTTGAGCATCGATATCGTCAGTGTTCTGGCTCGTTTACCCGACGATCTGCGCGATCTTGCCCAGCGGCTCCAGCGGCAGTCCTTGTCCCAGGCTGCTCGCGACCTCGGCGTTTCCCGCAGTACGCTGCAGCGGCGCCTCGAACACCTGCGGCGCCACTTCGAGGAAGCCGGCCTGAAAAATTGTTTCTGATTTCTGCGTTAAATCGCCTGCGAATTGGAAAGGTTTATTAATAGAGGGCTATTTGCAGCATCGCAACAAGGTCATCTTTTCGCAGCACCTTTACCGAGTTGCCTACTTCCAACTGGATCATTCAGGAGTCATGAATGCATCGAACGGCTTGTTTTGCGCGCACGAACCGCAACGGATCCTCCGCAGTGGCAGCAATGGACCTGCTCGTGCGCGAGCCGTTCGAGGTCTATCAGGCGAAGAAAAGAGAGTATCTGACCAGCCACCAGTTGGCCGACTTCCGCAAATGCCCCCAGCTTTATCATCAGAAGAAGCTGGGACTCATCGACGACGAGGATCGCCCTGCCTATCTGATCGGCCGCGCAGCGCACACGTTCATCCTTGAAGGGCGTGAACGCTTCGAAAAGGAGTTCATTGTTGGCGGTCCGATCAACCCGCGCACCGGCTCGCCATTTGGACCCACCACCAAAGCGTGGTCCGAATGGGCCGAAGCTCAGAACCGACACGTCCTCACCGACAGCCAGTTCGAACTCATCTCCCGCCTCGACGCCTCGGTCCATGCCCATCCCATCGCCGGCGCTCTTCTCCGGCACGGCGTGGCCGAGGGCGTCGCCCGGGCGGATTACTGTGGCATGCCCTGTCAGATCCGCATCGACTGGTTTCATCCCGAACGCGGCATTGTCGACCTGAAAACCTGCGACGACCTGACCTGGTTCGAGGCCGATGCACGCCGCTTTGGTTACGTGCATCAACTTGCTTTCTACCGGGCGGTTCTCGCCCAGCTCACCCACCACGTGTCCCCGGTCCATTTCATTGCCGTCGAGAAGAAGGCGCCATTTCGCTGTGGCGTCTGGCAGGTGCAACCGGACGCCATCGATGTTGCTCAGGCCGACAACGAAGCAGCCATCGCACGGCTCCAGCGCTGCCAGGTCGCCGGTGTGTGGGAGACGGGCTACGAAACGGTGCGCTTTTTTGATGGTGTGTAACGGAGACCACTCATGAGCTTGCTTGCGCAAGTCCACACCGGCAAGAGCCAATCACCGCGCCGCGTCATGGTCCATGGTACCCATGGCGTTGGCAAGTCGACGTTCGGCGCTTGCAGTGACCGGCCAGTGTTCATCCAGACCGAAGACGGCCTGGGCGAAATCGACTGTCACAAGTTTCCGCTGGCGCGCAGCTTCCAGGATGTCATCAAGGCGCTCGAAGCTCTCTACACCGAAGAGCATTCCTACCACTCGGTGGTGGTTGATTCACTCGACTGGCTGGAACGCCTGATCTGGGCCGAGGTATGCCGGCTACGCTCGGTTTCGAACATCGAGGACATTGGCTACGGCAAGGGTTACGTATTCGCCACGACTTACTGGCGTGAATTTTTGGATGGGCTTGATGCCCTGCGCAATTCTCGCGCCATGACGGTTGTTCTCCTGGCCCACGGCAAGATCGAGCGCTTCGAGAATCCAGAAACCGACAGCTACGACCGTTACGTCCCGCGTTTGCACAAGCTGGCCTCGGCGATCGTGCAGGAGTGGTGCGACGAAGTCTTGTTCGCCAATTACAAGGTTTACACCAAGACCAGCGAGGAGGGCTTCAACCGCAAGAAAGCCAAGGGCATCGGCTCGGGCGAACGCGTTCTGTACACGACCGAGCGGCCCTCACACGTCGCCAAAAACCGACTGAACCTACCGGACGAACTGCCCCTGGACTGGAACACCTACGCTTCTTACTTCACTCAACCCATCTAACGAAAGGATCAACCCATGGCTGACCTGCAAGGCTTCAACGCCAATGAAGTGGAACCGGCGAGCGACTTCGAGCCAATCCCGGCGGGCAAGTACCTGGCCATGATCTCCGAAAGCGAATGGAAGCAAACCAAGAACGGAGACGGCAGCTACTTGCAGTTCACCTTTCAGATTCTCGACGGTCCGTGCAAAAACCGCTTTGTCTGGGCGCGACTGAACTTGCATAACGCCAATGAAACGGCTGTAAAAATCGCCCGTGGCGAGTTGTCGGCGATCTGCCGTGCGGTTGGCGTCATGACCCCAAAGGATAGCTGTGAACTGCACAACATTCCCCTCGTAATCACGGTCAAGCTCAAGAAGCGCAAAGATACCGGCGAGTTGCAGAACGAGATTAAGGGCTTCGCCAGGCGTGAATCTGCAGGCAGCCAGCCAGCGCAGGCGACAACGAACGTCCCGCCGTGGAAACGGTAAAAATGGTTCGCACCTTTGGACGTCGGTGAACTTTGCCAAGCAAGGCGAGGTGTGGCCGGGCGGGGCTTGGCTCGGCAATGCAAGGCGACGCTCGGCATACCAAGGCACGGGTTCTCGTTCCCAGGGAGCATCATGAAAATGATTCACGCCACTATCGAAGGCACAACGCCGTTGCTTTGTAATCGCTTCACGGATGCTGCGCAACTCGCGGCCACCAGCGGCAACAAGCTCGCAGTTCTTGGTGACAAGGGCACTCCACTGGAGCAGGCACGCAGTAAACTCTACGTCGGTCTTGATGGTCAGCCAATAATTCCGCAGCCGAACGTCTTCCGCTGTCTGATGGACGCGGGCAAATATTTCAAACACGGCAAAAGCAAGATCACCACGCAGAAATCCTCTTTGCTCCCGGCTTGTTTGGAAATCCTCGGCGTGGAATTGCCCATCGAACACCGCGAGCCGTGGACAGTCGACACCCGGGCGGTGCGGATTCCCAGTACTGGAGGACGTATCCTTTGCCATCGTCCTTGCTTCCACGATTGGCGTATTTCGTTCATGCTCCGTGTCGACACCGAGTTGATCGCCCCAAGACTTGTCCGTGAGCTGGTGGACGCAGCCGGTAAGCGTGTCGGCCTTGGAGATTTTCGCCCCGACTGCAAAGGGCCGTTCGGCAAATTCGTTGTCATCAAGTGGGATGAGGAAGAATAGCGACGCTCCCGTCGGAGGACAGGATGCTCACCCTCGAATTACCATTCCCGCCAAGCCTGAATCATTACTACCGCCGCGTTGGCCATCACACGCTCATTAGTCGGCGGGGGCGACAGTATCGCGACCAGGTGATTGCCATCATTCGGCAGCTTGAGCTCAATCCACTTTCTGGCCCACTGGACCTAAAGTTGGAGCTCTTTCCACCGGATCGGCGGAGACGCGACGCTGACAATTTTCAAAAATGCCTCGTTGATGCGCTCCAGCACGCCGGTGTGTTCGAGGACGACAGTCAGTTCGTGCATCTTGATATCTGGAAACGCCTACCCCTTCGCGGTGGCAAAGCGGTTGTGCGAATCGAGCAAGTTGCCGATGAAACGCAGCGAGCGGATCTTTCGCTGGTCGACCTGAGGCGGGCCCATTCGTTCTTGACGCGAGCACTGGAGCAACTGGAGAGAGAACGTGCAGCTTCGTCCCTATCAGCGCGAAGCGATTGACGCGATGTACCGCTACTTGAGTGGCCACGACGATAATCCATGCGTGGTCATTCCGACGGCGGGTGGCAAGACGCCTGTGATCGCGACGATCTGCAAAGATGCAGTTGGTCGGTGGAACGGTCGCGTGCTCATCCTGGCGCACGTCAAGGAACTGCTCCAACAGGCCGTCGATAAGCTGCGAGCAATTTGCCCGGAGATCAAGGTCGGCGTCTATTCAGCAGGTCTTAACCGGCGCGATACGGAACATGCCGTGATCGTCGCTGGTATTCAGTCGGTTTACAAACGTGCCTGCGATCTCGATGCCTTTGATCTCATCATTGTCGACGAAGCGCACTTGATCCCTGTCGACGGCGAAGGGATGTATCGCCAGTTTCTGAGCGATGCACGGAAGGTGAATCCGAACGTCCGGGTTATTGGCCTAACCGCCACGCCGTTTCGCCTCAAGTCCGGCATGATCTGCTCGCCGGAGAACATTCTCAACGCCGTCTGCTTCGAAGTGGGTGTGCGCGAGCTCATTGTCCAGGGTTATCTGTGTCCGTTGATTACCAAGGCCGCAAGCAGCAAGGCCGACACCAACAATCTCCATGTTCGTGGTGGCGAATTCGTCGCCGACGAAGTGGAACAGCTCATGGACCAGGACGTACTGGTTGAGGCCGCTTGCAAGGAAATTGTCGAGCATACGCGCGACCGCAAGGCCTGCCTTATTTTCGCCAGCGGGGTCGAACATGGTCAGCATGTCGTGCGGGTTCTTGCCGAACAGCATGGCATCGAATGTGGCTTCATCTCTGGCGAAACGCCGGGCGGGGAACGCGACCATTTGCTGGCGAGATTCCGCCATGAGGCTGCCGACGGGCTGTTCGCGAGCCAGCCGCTGAAGTACCTGTGCAACGTCAATGTTTTGACTACGGGCTTTGATGCGCCGAACATCGACTGCGTGGTGTTGTTGCGACCGACGATGTCGCCAGGACTCTATTACCAGATGGTCGGGCGCGGCTTTCGGCTGCATCCGGACAAGGCCAATTGCCTGGTCTTGGACTTTTGCGGCAATGTACTGCGGCATGGGCCAGTAGATCAGATCAAGGTCAAGGAAATCACGCCGGGCGCTGGCGGACAAGCGCCGGCCAAGGAATGCCCGGAATGCCATAGTGTGATCGCCGCCGGCTATGCTCGCTGTCCCGATTGTGGGTACGAATTTCCGCCGCCAGAGAAATCGAAGCACGACGCGAGGGCAAGCGAGGCCGGGATTCTGTCGGGCCAGGTAACCACAACCACCTACACCGTCTCCGAGATTTTCTACAGCGTCCATCACAAGCGCGGCGCCGATGAGAATGCGCCCAACACCATGCGCGTTGAATACCGCATCGGCTGGCACAAATACCAGTCCGAATGGATCTGCTTTGAGCATGACGGGTATGCACGCCGCAAGGCTGAAGCATGGTGGCGCCAGCGTTCCAATGCGCCGATTCCAGACACCGCTGACGAAGCCGTTCAAATCGCACAGGACGATGGCTTGGCGGACACGAAGAAGATCACCGTGCGCAGTATAGCTGGTGAACCATACGAGCGGATCATCGGCTACGAACTTGGCGACAAGCCAGAGTACGTTGCGACGAGCGAGTGCGCGGAGGAGATTCCGTTTTGATGGCACGGGAGGCTGAATGGTCAGCCTGGAGATCGCCAGAGACTACGTCCGCGCCGGCCTGTGCGTTCTCCCTGCGCGCCTTACCGAAAAACGACCCGACCTGCGAGGCTGGAAAGAATACCAGAGCCGGCTGCCGACCGATCAAGAATTGCAAGACTGGTTCGCCAGTGAGCGACCGGTTTGCGTGCTCACCGGGGCGGTCTCCGGCAATCTGGAAATGCTCGACTTCGACTGCGGCGGTGAACTCTATGACCGCTGGGCGGAACTCGTCCGTGAGCACCTTCCAGACTTGCTCGACAGGCTTCTGATCGAACAGTCTCAGTCGGGTGGCCGCCATGTGGTCTATCGCTGCAGCGAACCGATTTCCGGCAACCTGAAGCTGGCGCAGCGTGTCGTCGCCGCTCCCAACGGCGACGAGGTCACGATTGGTGGTAAGCGGTTTCGCCCGCGGCACGTGGGTGACCATTATGAAGTCACTCTGACGTTGATCGAAACCCGTAGTGAAGGCGGTCTGTTCCTTTGCCATCCGAGTCCTGGCTACACGCTCTCGCAGGGTAGCTTCACGAATCTGCCGGTGCTGAGTGCCACTGAGCGCGAGATCTTGCTGGAGGCGGCCTGGTCTCTCAATGAGTATCTTGCCGCGCCGGCGCCTGCAAATTCGGCCAGTGAAGCTGGTGGTCGACCTGGCGACGATTTCAACGAGCGTGGTGATGTTCGCGAAGTGCTAATCAAGCACGGCTGGTCCCTCGCGCGTCCTGGCGAAAACGAATACTGGCGCCGGCCTGGAAAGGACATTGGTTGGAGCGCCACGCTGAAGGACCGAGTGTTCTATGTGTTCTCGGCGAACGCAGCGCCATTTGAGCAGAACCGCGCCTACTCGCCGTTCAGCGTGTACGCGCTGCTCGAACACGATGGTGATTTCGCACGGGCGGCGGCGGCACTTCGTCCGCTTGGCTTTGGAAGCAACGTTGCCGAAGTAGTGTCGTTCGATCCAGTCACCGTACCCGATGAGGCACTGGCAAGTGACGGCGACCTGGTCGATCCTGGTCCCACGCCTGAGCACTTACTGCACGTTCCAGGTTTTGTCGACCAGGTGATGACGCACACGCTGGAAACGGCGCCCTATCCGGAACGCACCCTGGCGTTCTGCGGTGCGCTGGCGTTGCAGTCGGTGCTGGCTGCCAGGAAGGCGCGCGATGCCGCCGACAACCGCACCAATCTTTACATCCTCGCGCTCGCCAACTCGGGCGCCGGCAAGGACTATCCGCGCAAGCTGAACCAGCGCATTCTGCTCGAAGCCGGCATGGCTGAGTGCCTTGGCAACTCGTTCGCGAGCGGCGAAGGCATTGAAGATCGGCTGTTCGTGCACCCGGCAGCGCTCTTTCAAGTCGACGAAGTCGACGGCTTGCTGTTGCGCGTGGGCCAGGCCAAGGACGCCCGGCACGAGCAAATGGTCAGCGTGCTCCTGCAGATGTACAGCAGCGCCAATGGCGTCTATGTCATGCGGGCCAAGGCAGGCGCCGAGCGCACGGTCATTGACCAGCCGTGTTTGTCCATCTTCGGCACCGCCGTGCCCAAGCATTTTTACGAATCGATCACGCCGCGGTTGATGACCAATGGCTTCCTTGCACGCATGCTGATTCTCGAATCGCAGCGACGCGGCCAGGGACGCGAGGCGGTTGTGCAGCCGATTCCGGGCGGCATCTTGAGCGTCGCTCGTTGGTGGGCGGAATTCCAACCAAGTGACCGCCCAGGCAATCTCAACACCTGGCATCCGGCGCCGCGACTCGTCGAGCACACCAGCGACGCCGGCGAAGCACTCCGCGCCTTCCGCCAGCGGGCCGATGGTGAGTACACGCGGGTCGAGGACAAGAACGATCCGGTCGCGATGGCGATCTGGGCGCGTGCCTACGAGAAGGCCAGACGATTGGCTCTGATCTACGCCTGCAGCAACAACCATCAGGAACCGGTCATCGAACGGCCAGCCGTGGACTGGGCCTGCGCGTTCGTCGAGCACCAAACTCGCCGCATGTTGTTCATGGCCAGATTCCATGCCAGCGAAAGCGACTTCGACGCGAAGCGAAAAAGGCTCATCGAGGTCATGAGCAAATGGCGTGCAAAGCAGGGCGACCAGTGGATGCCGTTCTGGATGATCAACCGCAAGCTGCCCTGGTCGAACCGTGAACATGAGCAGATCCGCGACACCTTGGTGGCCCAAAGGTTGATCGAAATCAAGGTGAATAAGGGCGGCGGACGGCCCGGAATGATGTATCGCCTGGTGATGGCATGAAAACGGCAAAAAGACCTTTTTGCTTTCGGCAATATCCACGGTTGGATTGGGCCGAGGCTGAACAGTCGAGTGAGCAGGACTTTTTGCAGGGTGTAATAACCCCCCCCTTATTGACGGAAAGACTTGCGGCGTAAGACGGGGAAGAGAATGATGTTACAAACAACACACACCTTATTGCGCTTATTGCAGGCCTCGCGCGATTTTCGGCGCGTCTACGCACGCGTATGCGTTGTGACCGCGTGCGGGCGCGCGACGGGCGCAAAAAGCGCAAAAAGTACAATAAGTCTTCAAATAGGTACTTCCGCCTAGATTTTCCGCCAAAACGCCCACGGGAACAGCCGTGGGATTAGACACAGTTTCTTTCACTGTCCTGTCCGTCCAATTTTACTTTCTTCGGAGGGTCAATGATCCATGACTTGGCACGAAGCTGTTCTGGACATGCTACGGCGTTTGAACATCGATTACCACAACCACTGTATGCTTCGCAATCCCTGGATGCGAGCGATCCACAGCATGGTGCAAGCCTGGCGGAATCGTCGCAGCCAAGACCGGCCGATGCCCACGACCACGGCCGACAAGGCGGCTCTAACTTGGATCGAAGCTGCGAAACGGATGAAGTTGGCGCTGGACAGACATGCCCGGGAACAACTCGCGAAAGGTACGTGGGAGTATTGGGCCAGGCATCGCCCCGGCTTGCGGAATCGTTACATTCCCAAGTCCAAGAGGATGGTGAATCGTTCCGATTCCGTCCCAGTGAATTGACTCGGATGCTCAATTCCACCCCTCTTGGGCCGGTTGTGACCGAGCGGCAACTCTATCGGCATCGATCGCGCGCAGGATTCCAGATCGGCGACAAGCGACGCATTGGCCTCTTGCAGTACATCGCTTGGCTCATTGAGCAACGGCAACGAAGACGAGAAGGGCAGTCGCGGAACAGGACGCCGACTCCTTCAACAGAAGAATCGCTTCAGCCGCGCAGTGTTTTTCAGTTGCTGGAAAAGCAACGCTATCGGTGCGCCCTAACCGGTCGTCAACTGACGCCCGACACGACGTGCCTGGATCACATCGTACCGGTCAGCCGCGGCGGAAAACATTGCCTTAGCAACGCGCAGTTGTTGCACAAGGAAACGAACCGGGCGAAAGCAGCCCTTAACAACGAAGAGTTTATCCAGCTTTGCCGCGAGGTAGTGGCCCACAGTGACAACAATGATTCGGAACAGTGAGACAGGAACGCAATATGAAGATCGAGCTTCGTAAATTGTCCGACATCAAGCCGTATCCCGGCAACCCCCGTCACAACGAGAACGCCATCGAAGCCGTGGCAGCCAGTTTGCGCGAATTCGGTTTCAGACAGCCGATCGTGGTCGACGCCGAAGGCGTGATCGTGGTGGGGCATACTCGTTTCCAGGCGGCTCAGAAACTCGGCCTTGAAAAGGTCCCCGTGCATTTCGCGACCGACTTGACGCCCGAGCAGATTCGTGCCTATCGCATCGCCGACAATAAATCGGCCGAATTCTCCGAGTGGAATCTGGAGCTTCTGCCGATCGAACTCTCCGCCATCCAGGAGTCTGGTTACGACCTCGGCTTGCTTGGATTCGATCAAGACGAGTTGGCCAAGCTGTTCGATGGCGGCATCAAGGCCGGCGAGTGCGATCCGGACGAAGTGCCAGCTCCGCCCGACGACGCGATTACTCAGCCTGGCGACCTTTGGATCCTGGGCGAGCATCGCTTACTCTGCGGCGACAGCAGCAAGCCCGAAGACGTTGACCGGTTGCTCGATGGCGCCCCGATTCACCTGGTAAACACCGATCCACCTTACAACGTGAAAGTCGAGCCCAGGAGCAACAATGCCATCGCTGCTGGCCTGTCCTCATTCGAAACGACCCATCACCAGAAGCTGGACGTCGTTCGGCACCCGGAGAAAGCAAAGCCGACGAACAAAAAGCTACGTGCCAAGGATCGTCCGTTGGCCAACGATTTCGTGTCGGACGAAGCGTTTGCCGAATTGCTGCGGGCGTGGTTCAAAAACTTGTCACGTGTTCTGCAGCCGGGACGGGCCGCTTATATCTGGGGCGGTTATGCGAACATCGCGAACTATCCGCCGGCCTTGAAGGATGCCTGCCTCTACTTCAGCCAGACGATCATCTGGGACAAAGAACACCCGGTGCTAACTCGCAAAGACTTCATGGGCGCTCATGAGTGGTGTTTTTACTGCTGGCGTGAAGGTGCTGCTCATCAGTTCTTCGGCCCGAATAATGCCACCGACTTGTGGCGGGTCAAGAAGGTCAATCCACAAAGCATGGAGCATCTGACTCAAAAGCCGGTCGAGTTGGCCGTGCGAGCGATCCAGTACTCGTCGCGCCCGGCCGAGAACCTCCTGGACCTGTTTGGCGGGTCCGGCAGCTCGCTCATCGCAGCCGAACAAACCGGGCGGAAAGCTTACCTGATGGAGATCGACCCGCTGTATTGCGACGTCATTGCGGATCGCTTCCAGCGATTCTCCGGCAAACCGGCGGTCCTTGAGCGCACGGGCGCCAGCCCGTTACCCATGAAGCCAAGAGAGAAAGACATGCGCTGACCAAGTGTGACCTGGCTTGACGGAATGGGGCTCGACACGTCCTGGTAGCGGGGAAGGCACGAGTACTTTCTCCTCGCGGCATGAGAGAAGATCAATGAACGATTACGCTCTTCAAGATTCCGGACAAAGGCAGGAGTTCGCCACCGGCGCCGTACGCGATCGGCAATCCGGTAAAGGCCGCTTTGATCTCCTGCCACCCGAGGCACTGTTGCGTCTTGCTCGGCACTTCGAGAAAGGCGCCGCCAAATATGGCGACCGCAACTGGGAACGCGGCATTCCGCTAAGCCGCTATGTCGACTCGGCGCTGCGACACACGTTTTCGTACATGCAAGGCAAGAACGATGAAGACCACCTTGTCGCTGCTTGCTGGAACTTGCTCGCAGCGCTCGAAACCGAACAACGGGCGGCGAACGGCGTGCTGCCAAACGATCTCATCGACATGGGACCAAACCAAATCACCCGGGAGAATGCATGATCTATTTGGCCAGTCCGTATACGCATCCGGACGCCGCTGTGCGCGAACAGCGCTTTCGGGCTGCTTGCCAGGCAACGGCGGCGCTCGTGCGTCAAGGCATCGTGGTGTTCGCCCCGATCGTTCATAGTCATCCGCTCGTCGAACATGGATTGCCGACAAGTTGGAGTTTTTGGTCAAACCAAGATCGGCGCTTCCTTGAGCTGTGCGATGAACTGGTGGTGCTGATGCTCGATGGGTGGCGCGAAAGCCGGGGTGTACAGGAAGAGATCCAGATCGCCCGAGAGTTAGGCAAGCCTATCCACTTTGTTGGCGTTGCCGACGGATCGCCACAAGATTGTGGGCTCGATCTGCGAGGCACGATTGAACGCTAGCCAACAAAGACGCCCGTGTATCGCCCACGTTCGCCCACGTTGCGGCCGGCGGGCACGGTTGGCCAAAGCAACCAACGAGAAAAGGCCCCGATACGGGGCCTCGTGGGCGCAGGTTAGGCGTGCCTTACCCGGCATTGCTCGCGAATCTGCCGCGTTCGGTTTTCTTGAAACGAGCGTCTTTGCCCTTGGTCGCCAATTCCCTGAGGATGGCCGAGTAAAGCGTGGCCTGCGGCGTCTTACCACCGGGACTGGTCCAGTACCCCTTCGCCGCCATGGTGTCGATCATCTCCTTGCAGGTCATGGGCTTGTCGCTCTCGCCGAGGACCTTGGCGGCGGCATCGAGGGCGCTGGTCTTCTTTGGCTGCGACGGCGCTTTCTTGGGGGCTTTCGCGCCTTTCGGTTTTTCCTCCGGCTTCTTTGTGCCGGGCGTCTTCGCAGGAGAACGCTCGACCAATTTCGCATCTTCCGGCTTCGCCGGTGCTGCCGTGGTCTCGCCCTGCGGCTTCTTCGTGGTGTTCTTCTTCGTCGCCATGTTCTTTCTCCTTGTCTGCAGGTTTGTGAAACTGGCATCGCGACGTTCGCGATGCTGCTGCGTCAGGACAAGTCAGTTACCTCGCGCGGCGAAGAACATCCAGCTAATTCTGCTAGCTTTTTTCATCTTTCTCGGAGTTGCGTAATGGCGGACAACGGCACGGCAACGGCGCTGAACCCGAACGCACTTTCGCCAGAAGACGCCGCCCGCATATTGACCCGCGCCAGCGGCCAGCCAGTCACATTGCGGATGATCGAAACGGACATCGGCGCTGGCGCACCGACGAACGCGGACGGGACGATCAATCTGGTCAACTATGCGGCCTGGCTGGTCAAAGTAGCTGCCGGTCGGGAAACACACGGCGAGGAGTGATCGAAAACGATGGATATCAGCGCAATTACACCCTGGTTCGGATCAAAACGCGGTATGGCAAAAGAGATCGTTCGCCAACTCGGTGCTCATCGCGCCTACTGGGAACCGTTTTGCGGTTCAATTGCCGTTCTCCTCGCCAAGCCGCGTGGGGGCCACGAGACCATCAACGACCTGCATGCCGACCTGATGAATCTGATACGTGTGCTGGCGAACGAAGAAAGCGCCGTGCGCATTTACCGCATGCTGGCGCGAACGCTGATGCACGAGGAACAGTTTGCCGAGTCCGCTTCCTGGCTCTCCCAGCACCCGGCGCCGGGTGACGAACCGGATCTTCAGCGTGCCTATCACTACTTCGTCAACGCCTGGCAAGGCCGCAACGGTTTTGAGGGAACGGTGCAATCAAAGCCAGCCTTCACAGTGCGCTGGACCTCCACTGGTGGCCATGAAGGGAAGCGTTTTCGCTCGGCGGTCGAGTCCATTCCCGGCTGGCATGAGAGACTTCGCGGCGTGACAATTCTCCGCCGCGACGGCTTTGCGGTACTTGAAAAGATCGAAGATCGCGAAGGGACGGTTGTCTATTGCGACCCACCATATCTCAACAAGAGCGTGCAATATGTCATGATTTTGCGGGCGGAGATCACGAACGCCTGGCTCATGCATTGCGGCGTTTTCAGAAAACGCGCGTGGTCGTGAGCTACTACGACGATCCGCGCCTCTCGGATTTGTATCGCGGCTGGCTCAAGATCGACTGTTCCCGAAACAAACATCTCAGTCAGAGTGGCCAGGACCCGCGCCGAACCATGGCGCCGGAGGTGCTGCTAATCAACGGCTGCGCGGCCAAGGAGGAAATGCTGCATGGCGATTGACCCACGCCGCCTACGACCAAGTGAGCTCTGTCGACTGCTCAACTCGACGCCCTTGGGCGAAGTCATAAGCGAGCGCCAACTCCATCGGCACCGCACTCGCGCAGGCATGCGCATTGGGGACGGCCGCTATGTGGACCTGGTGCGCTACGTCGCGTGGTTGGTCCAGGTTCGGCACGCTCCGAAGCCCGCGAAAGATGGCGATTCGTATGAGCAGCTCAAGCAACGCGCCCGCGCTCGGAACATCGCACTTTCCCTGGCGGGGCGCGATATCGGCGAGTTACCATCGGTCGCCAACCCGGAACGTAAAGCGCGAGCCGAGAACGATTTCCGCTTCTTCTGTGATGCCTATTTCCCTCTGACCTTCCACCTGGAATGGTCGGCCGATCACTTGAAGGTCATTGCCAAGATTGAGCAAGCCGTATTGCGCGGCGGGCTGTTTGCGATGGCAATGCCCCGCGGATCGGGCAAAGCTCTGGCCTTGGACACGCCATTGCCGACGCCGTGGGGGTGGACGAGCATGGGCGATGTACGCGTGGGAGATTTACTGTTTGACGACGAAGGTTGGCCCTGTCGCGTAACGTTTGCAACCGAAACGCAATTTGGTCATCGCTGCTACCGGCTTCAGTTCAGCGACGGCGAATCCATAGTTTGTGACGCCGATCACCTATGGACCGTCGAAGATTGCTGGAGTCGGCGCAATCCATTGACGCTTACAACCGAAGAAATTCAATGTCGCTTCCGCCTCCCCGTATCGCGACAACGAACCGAACATCGCTATCGCATTCGTATGCTGGAGCCGCTCCGGTTGCCGGAGGCCGATTTGGAGATTGATCCGTACGTTTTGGGTTATTGGTTGGGCGACGGTTCTCGGTGCAGTAATACCATCACCGTTCACACGGATGACCTCGCCGAGGTGACCAAGGAAATTCGGCGATGCGGTGAGACTTTCCATCTGCGTGCTCGCAAAGGAAAAGTCGCGACCTGCATAGCGGGTAAGGGCCACCGGGCCAATCCAATCAAGGCACGAAAAATTCGAACTGCTCTAGCAGCATTATCATGTCATGTCCCGACGGCCCAAGTTGCCTCGTGGTCTGGTTTGAGCGAGAAAACTGTTGCAGCCATGCGCTCCCTGGGGCGATGGAATGCCATTCGCCGCGGCAAACGAGCATCGCTGATGGTCCGGCTGTCGCATTTGGGCGTTCTCGGCAACAAGCACATCCCGCCAACCTATCTGCGCGCTGCAACTTGGCAGAGGCTTGCGTTATTGCAAGGGTTGATGGACACCGATGGATCTGTAACCCGTGCCGGCCGCTGTGAGATTACCCTAAAAGACGACCGGTTGGGACGTGACCTCGGCGACCTGCTTTCTGGACTTGGTTTTCGTTGGAACCGCGCGACGAAGTACGTCAAACGCGATGGCCGCATCTTTGGTCCGTACTTGCGTTACACATTCAGCGCATTTCAGGATTTTCCGGTGTTTCGACTGAAGCGAAAACGAAGCCGATTGCTGACTCGGCCCAAAAAGCGCGGGGTGTGCGGTCATCGCCAGATCGTCGCTGTCGACCCAGTTGATTCCGTCCCGGTTCGCTGTATCCAGGTCGACTCTCCATCGCAGCTTTACCTGGCAGGCCGCAAGATGGTTCCGACACACAACACGACCATCTGTGAATGTGCCTGCATCTGGGCCGTACTTTATGGCCACCGCGATTTCGTGTGCCTGATTGGATCCGACGAAGGGCATGCGACGGACATGCTCGAGTCGATCAAGATGGAGCTTGACGGCAGCGATTTCCTACTCGAAGACTTCCCCGAGGTGGTCTACCCGATTCAATGTCTCGACGGCATAGCGAACAGATGCAGCGGCCAGCTTTACAAGGGTGAGCGCACTCACATTGGTTGGACGGCCAAGGAGATTGTGCTGCCAACCATCTCCGGTAGCACCGCCAGCGGCGCAATCATCAAGGTCGCGGGAATCACCGGCCGTATCCGCGGTATGAAATACAAACGCGCTGACGGTAAGACGGTGCGACCGTCATTGGTCGTGCTCGACGATCCACAGACCGACGAGTCGTCGCGAAGCCTTTCGCAGTGCGCCACGCGCGAGAGCATTCTCGCCGGCGCCGTTCTTGGTCTGGCCGGTCCCGGCAACAAGATCTCCGGCATCATGCCTTGCACGGTGATCCGGCCGGGCGACATGGCCGACAACATCCTGAGTCGCGACAAGCACCCAGAATGGAACGGCGAACGGACCAAGATGGTCTACTCGTTCCCGACCAACGACGCCCTCTGGCAGCGCTACGCGGAGATTCGCGCCGAGAGCATGCGCAAGGGAAACGCCGGAGATGAAGCAACCCAGTTCTACAGCCAAAACCGTGTTGTCATGGATGAAGGCGCGGTCATTGCGTGGCCGGAGCGATTCAATCATGACGAACTCTCCGCAATTCAGCATGCGATGAATCTCAAGCTGCAGGATGAGGCCGCCTTCTACGCCGAATACCAGAACGAACCTTTGGCCGAAGACACTGCCGACACGGACGAACTGGATGCCGATGAGATCGCGGCCAAGGTCAACCGTTTGGCGCGTGGCGCAGTGCCAATCGGCTGCGAGCACCTGACGATGTTCATTGATGTGCAGGCGACGCTGCTTTTCTTTGTCATTGCCGCGTGGCAGGACGACTTCACTGGTTTCGTGATCGACTACGGAACCTACCCAGACCAGAAGCGAGCGTATTTCACTCTGCGCGATGCCAGGGTCACCTTGAGCGCCGTGACGGAAAATGCCGGTCTGGAGGGCTCGATCTATGCGGGACTCGATGCGCTGACCGGCAGTTATCTCGGTCGTGAGTGGCAACGCGACGATGGCACCCCTTTGCGAATTGAGCGCTGTCTCGTCGACGCCAACTGGGGATCATCGACGGATGTTGTTTACCAGTTCTGCCGGCAGTCGGCCTTTCCCAACGCAGTGATGCCAAGCCATGGCCGCTTCGTCGGCGCCTCCAGTATCCCGTTTTCCGAGTACAAGCGCAAACCAGGCGAGCGTGTCGGCCTTAACTGGCGCATTACGAACGTGCAGGGCAAGCGTGCCGTTCGGCATGTCCTCTTCGACACCAATTACTGGAAATCGTTCATTCATGCTCGCATTGCCATGCCGATGGGCGATCGTGGTTGCTTGTCGCTTTTCGGGGATCGACCAGAACAACACCGACTCTTTGCCGAACATATCAGCGCCGAATACCGGGTACGCACAGAAGGCCGCGGCCGCGTAGTAGACGAATGGAAGCAGCGAGCCGACCACCCGGACAACCATTGGTTCGACTGCCTGGTCGGCTGCGCCGTGGCGGCGTCGATGCAGGGCGCCGTCTTGCTTGGCACCGATGGCCTGGCGCCGGCTAAGCGCGAACGAGTCAGCTTCGCCAAGATGCAAAAGAGCAAACAGCGCTGACCCCACACCAGTCTCCCCCAATTCTGGAGAGCCAATGCACACCCATGACGATATCGTCGATCTGGCGCCTGCCGAACGGTTCCGCGAAATCGCCAACATTCTTGCCGCCGGCATTTTGCGGCTTCGACGCCATGCGGGAGACGCGCAGCGAAGCGAAAAACACTTCGAATCCCCTCGAAATTGCCTTGAGCTTGCCAACGACCCCTGGCTCAGTGTGCCTGCTGGTTAACGGTCCGAGAGTTCCACAGAAAGGAGCAGCACATGAGCCTGAACGTTGGCAAAGAGGTCGCCGCCTTGCAGCGGATGTCCGTGCCGGAATTGCGGGCACGCTACGCCGAGGTCTTCGGCGAAACGACACGCGTCCGCCACAAAGCCTACCTCGTCAAACGCATCATCTGGCGGTTGCAAGCCATCGCCGAAGGCGATTTGTCCGAACGTGCCAAGCGGCGGGCAGCCGAACTGGCGAACGATGCCGATCTGCGCTTGACGGCGCCCGCGCCCAAGTCGCACTCGATCCAGGCCAACACCGAGAGGGCAGCACTTTCGCCTACATGCAACAAGGGAATGCCAATGGCCGGCGCTGTGCTCACGCGCTCCTACAAGGGACGTCTGATTCAGGTCACGGTTCGGCATGATGGCTTCGAATTTGATGGCGACGTCTATCGCTCACTGTCCGCGGTTGCCAAAGCAATTACTGGCACGCACTGGAACGGCTACCACTTCTTCGGGCTGCGGAAGGAGGAACATGCATGAGAAGGAACGATCGTCACCCTCCGTCCAACGCTAAGCGAGTTTTCCGCTGCGCGACCTACACGCGCAAGTCGACCGAAGAAGGACTCGAGCAGGAGTTTAACTCCCTGGACGCCCAACGCGAATCGGGCGAGGCCTACATCAAGAGCCAGATGCACGACGGCTGGGTCTGCCTACCGGATCGCTACGACGATGGTGGATACACCGGCGGCAACATGGACCGACCCGCGCTTCGGCGCCTCATGAACGATATCGAGGCGGGAAAGGTCGATTGCGTCGTCGTGTACAAGGTCGACCGACTGAGCCGGTCACTGCTCGATTTTGCCAAGATGATGGAGACGTTCGAGAAGCACCAGGTTGCCTTCGTCTCGGTAACGCAGTTGATAAATACCGGCACGTCGATGGGCCGGCTCATGCTGAACGTGCTGCTTTCGTTCGCGCAGTTCGAACGGGAACTTATTTCAGAACGGACCCGCGACAAGATCGCCGCAGCCCGGCGCAAAGGCAAATGGTCGGGTGGCCATCCGCTTCTTGGCTATGATGTCGATCCCAACGGTTCGAAACTCATCGTGAACGCCGGAGAGGCGAGCCGTGTTCTCGACATATTCAACATCTATCTTGAGCACGAAGCACTGATCCCGACCGTCAAGGAACTGGACCGCCGTGGTTGGCCAAACAAACGGTGGACTACGCGCAATGGCAACGAGCGCGGCGGCCGACCTTTTGACAAGGGCAGCCTTTACCACCTACTGACCAACGTGACGTACGTTGGCCAAATCAGATACAAGAACGAAATTCACAAAGGCGAGCATGCCGCAATTGTTCCTGAAGACATTTTTCAGCGCGTTCAAGCGGTTCTGCAGCGCAACCGCCGTAATAGCGGCGCGCTGGCCCGGACCCGTTACGGAGCACTGCTTACGGGGCTGCTCCATTGCCGACCGTGCGGTTGCGCCATGGTGCACACCTACACCTCGAAGAATGGCACGACGCGGTATCGCTATTACGTCTGTTCGGCCGCACAGAAACGTGGCCGGGACAACTGCCCATCGAAATCGCTACCGGCTGCCGAGATTGAGCGGTTCGTGGTCGAGCAAATACAGTGTGTTGGCCAGGATCCAGCATTGGTAACCGAAACGCTGGCGCAGACGCGATGCCAAACGGATGCGGCCATCGAGCGATTGCAGGTCGAACAGGCCGCGCTGGAACGCGAATTACGCCGGCACCACGCCGATCTGCGCGCGCTGGCAAGCGCGAAAACCGAGCCTAACCCGGCTCACTTGGCGGATGTGCAGGAGCGCATCGGTGTAGCCGAGCGTCGGGCCAGCGAGGTCCGCGCTGAATTGGCTGGGTTGCGATGCGAGCATGTCGCGGAATCGGATGTGGTCACGGCCCTCGTGAAGTTTGATGAGATGTGGAACGCTCTGAGTCCGCGTGAACAGTCACGGCTATTGCATCTGTTAATCGAACGGGTGGACTACGACGGCGCTGCGGGCGCGATTGCGGTGACGTTTCATCCGACTGGCATCAAGAGCATCGCGGGGAAAATGGAGGACCGGCAATGAGTATCACCGTCGAACGGAAGGTAGATTTCGTTAACGAGGAGCACGGGCGCAAGCGGTTGCATGAAAAACACAGAGCGACATCGCCAAGCGAGCCGGGCCACGTTCCGCGGGTTGCGCGGCTACTAGCCTTGGCCATCCGTTTCGAAAGCCTCGTCCGCACGGGTGCGGTTGTCGACTACGCCGAACTGGCCCGTTTCGGCAACGTGAGTCGGGCCAGGATCACGCAGATCCTCAATCTACTTCATTTGGCGCCGAACATTCAGGAAGCGATCCTATTTTTGCCAACGTGCGAGCGCGAATCGGTGTGCGAACGACAATTGCGGGCGATAACGGCGGTGCATTGCTGGAAAAAGCAGCGGTCCTTGTGGGGTGAATTGTGTTCCCAATTCAACGCATGACTGCATGGCTCTGTTTCCGGATGCGATGCCTTCGACGCATTAATTTCGCCAGATGCAGGAGCAGTGAAGTTCGGACGAGGCACAGGTTCCTCGCTCGTAGTTACTCCCATATGAGCGGGGACTCACCCTCTCCTGCGAGAACCGCGTTTTGCCTGGTGTAGTTGCACCTTTCGACTAGTTGCCATCTCGTGAAGGGCAAATAACTGCATAGCCGAGAAATGAACTGTCCCTGCAGTTTTACGTTGACTTTTCCGCGACGGCGGATACCCTACTGTTCAGAGTTCGATAAACTGCAATGTGATTGGCCGAACAGTCACTGCAGTTATTAGGAAGAAAGACGTTCGTGTCGGAGGTTGGCAATGCGCAAGGCCGTGGTTTTGCTAAGCGGTGGACTCGACTCAACGACTACTTTGGCTATCGCCAAAGATATGGGATTCGAAGCCAATGGCCTGACATTTCGCTACGGTCAACGGCATGGAGTTGAGGTTGCCGCTGCCTGCAAGGCGGCAAGTGCGTTTCAAGTAAAGCATCATGTGATCTTGGACATTGACCTTCGCCAGTTCGGTGGATCGGCCCTCACGAGTGATGTCGCCGTGCCGAAGGGAAGATCGGACGAAGCGATGGAAACCGGTATTCCAATCACGTACGTACCAGCGCGAAATACAATTTTTCTCTCGTTCGCACTCGCATGGGCTGAAGTGATTGGCGCCAGTGACATATTCATTGGTGTCA